TCAAGGTCTGTTGCGTTTGGCTCGCCAAGCAGCTTACCGCCTCGCTTAGTGTATTCTGAAACAACATCATCGCCAAACCCTGCGCGGATGTTTTGCACTTTTTGTTTGAGGGTTGTTTCAAGATTACCAACACCTCGCAATAACTGGGTATCGCCTTTAAGATAACCCTCACCAAGCTCGCTTAAAAATCTTTCTGCTTCTTGTGGAGTTACTGCGCCACCGCTTCGCGCCTTCAATATATTATTTCTAATTGCCGCAACGGTTTGACGTAATCCCTTACCCTCTTCACTTACCATAAAATCAGGTAGTCCGTAGGTTTGACCATATCCGGGTAAATCCTTAAGACCAGCCACTTGATTATTAAACATTTGCACACTAGACATTAAATCGTTCATGCCAGAATCGTCTAATCGCTTAGCAAAGTTTTGAACGTCCTTATCAAGGGTGAGTTGTTTTCTTTCCTCTCTAATTAATGCTCTATCGTCTTTTAATCCTTCCTGATTAGCGACTTTTAGGTCGGCCTCTTTTTGGTCAAGGATTGCCTTTGCTGCTGGCGCTAACGGAGAATCCATGTTTGCTAAAATACGCAGTTTCTCATCGGGTAACTGTTTGAGTTTATCAAGTGTTGCGCCACCGCCGGAATCACCCATAACGCCTTGCATCATTTGCGTTTGCGCTTGTGATTTCTGTTGCTCCATTGCATTCTTAACCATCGCAATTGCAAGGCTTTGGTCAATCCCCATTGAAACAAGCTGTGCAAGTGCTTTGTTAGGGTCGGTGTAATCAATAGAGCCTGCAATTTGTGGTAATGCCTGTTGAAGCGCGGCTTGTTGCTGTTGCTCTTGGCGTTGGCTAAGCATTTGCTGTGCTTGCGCTAGATTAATAGGCTCACCCATACGCTGCGATTGACGCACCATAAAATAAGGGTCGTTTTGCCCGTAGCTATTTACGCCTTGTGCAAATCCTTGCATGATTTCTGCTATGCTTGCCATTATTTTAACAACCCCGCTAATGAGTTAAGCCCACCACCTAAAGCCCCTAATTTATCTGCCCAATTGCTTGCGCTGTTTGGTTCCGCTGGAATGGTCGTTTGACCTTCTTTAAACGCGCTAAGCAAAGACATAAGCTCCTGCAATTTTTGGCTATCATACCCCTCTTTACGGCCATATTCACCACTAATTTTATCTGCAAGCTGCTGGTTGTAATCGCGTACATACCCACCCGCGCCAATCTTAGACATAATATCCGCAATAGTGTTTTCGCGTAATGTTTGTCCTAAATTCGCAATGCCAGAAGCCGCACCTAATCCAGTGCTTGCCGCTTGTAACGCGCCGCTGCGGTCTGAGTTTTGACGGTTTTCAATAGTGCTTACCAGATTATTGAATCCTTCATAATTTAATCCAGATGTTGCGCGTGCTACTGCATCCTGCGTGCTGCGTTCAAGTTCGGATAATTGCCTGTCTTGCGAGCTACTACCAAACGCAGCCGAACCAGCCATTAGCCTTGCGCGTGCATTGTCTGCATCGCGGCGGATGGATTCAATAGACTGATTAACCACCTGCTGTTGATAGGGATTTTGATACCTTGCAAGCAAAGCGTTAAAATCGCTATCAGACATTGGCGTAGACGCTTTGTTTAGCTGCTGGCTAATCTGTGCGTATAAATCATTCGCTTTTTGCAGTAATTCATTTTGTGCGGTTGTACCCTGAGCTAATGCAGAAAGGCCCTCTTTTTCCCAAGGATTAAGAGGTTCTTGTCCAATAGGCATAACCCCGCCAAGGCCAATTGTAGACCAGTCTGGCTGCTGTCCTTGTTGCATAGATAGAGCAATTTTATTAAACATTTCTTGCATTTTAGGGTCGGATGCCTGCACGCGGGTATTTAACAAACCGCCTTGCGCTATTTCATTTGCGCCAAGCAATCCAAGTTTACGACCTATCTCTGTTGCGCTTTGAACATTCCATAAAGATTGCGGCTGACTGGCGGGTGCAGGCGGGGCTACAGCAGCACCAGCCTGTGCAATAGGCGTTGAATAGCTTGGGGGAGGGTTGCTTTGCGAAAATATATTTGGCCCCCAGTTATCTTGCAAGCCTATCTGTGGTGGAGCACCGGGATTGACCATAACTGGCTGGTCGGTTGCGCGCTTTTGTTCTGGAACAGGGGTGGAATAAGATGGGGTAGATGGTGCGCTATATGTTGGCGTTACCGTTGCGACGGGTGGTGCATCCCCCATTGCCTGCCAGTTTGAGGCGTTCCCCGGAACCCATTGGCCGTTTTGCTGTGTCCAATACATTGATTACCTCACACTTAGAAGATATTTACGCATTGCCTCAGATGCGGTTTTGGAGGCCTTTTCTAAATTACTGCTATATTCACTAGGTTTTGCAGCCATGAGCTTAGGGAGGTCTAAGGCCTTCATTACATCATCAGCAGCACCAAAGTTTGAGTGCGTCTGAATAATGGCGTTTAGCTCTCTATTATAATCATCTTGCGGGCTGTCATTGACATTGCGCACGCGTCCCATCCAGTCATTTGCACCAGATTGTTTAAGCTGACTCATCAATATCGTGTTAAGCACATCCTTGATGCTTGCAGGGATTTCATCTGGGTTTGTAGCTTCTGGTTTTTTCTCTTCCTGTAAGCCAAACGGGGAAAACAAACCGCCCATCTGGTCACTGTACTGTTGCCATTCGTAAGCGGCTGTGTTTCCAAATGGGTCATCCATTGGGTTTGCCACGCGCTTCATGGGAAAGGGGTTGAACTCCTTGGCGTAGTTAGCCTGCACGTCAGGCAGGAATGTATTTAAATACGTATCCTGCACCTCGCTAGGCAATGATTGAAACGGCGTTAATTGCGTTCCGGTGCCAGACTTTTTACCACCCGCAAGGCCGCCAATAAGTGACGCTCCTGCGCTTAGGATGCTTCCAAGCATATAAACCTCTTGTTAAATTAATGAATCAAACCATTTTACCGTGAGCATACGCTGCACGATGTCGTTATCGGCTGTAGCCTCGCCTGTGCATTTAAACACTATGGCGGCCTGCTCATTTTCTGTTGTTGCGGTGTAAACTGCGCGTGTAGGAATCAGCGTTGATGCACTGGTTATTGTTAGTGTGCTGATTTGTGTACTTGTGCCAGTGCGAACCACGCGGAATTTAAACGCTATTGTTTCATTATTAGAAGCGACCGCGCCGGAGTCGTAAATAGTCGTTGCGCCAAACTTAACACGTAACCGCTTGTTATTGGCATTAGCGGCTGTCGTGATTACGCCTTCTAATTCGTAGTACTGACCGGATGCCGTAAATGTCGCAGGGGCTAGTGTGTAGGAAATTAAATCATCCTCACCACCGCCAATATTGCCAACGGATGTAATAAAGCTTTGTAGCTGCCTAAAAAACCCCGCCTGCTTTACAAGCTGGTTGACTTCCGCAACGTCACCAAGCCTTTCGCCCTGAACACCCTTAACCCATGCAATCACCGCTTCTATGGTGTTGCCACTAAGTCGAGGGAGGTTTCTCATCGTTCAGTTGCCTTGCGTACATGTTCAACGAGTTTAGATATAAAAACATCATCGTACTGTGACGCACCGTTAATTAAGTCATACTCAAAACGCCATGAACGATAACGCGCTGTTTTCTTCACTTCTAAGTAATTATTAACCACATCATCGCCTGTATAAGTGGTGGTGGTGAAGTTTCCGCTAGATGTCGTTGGTGTATATGTGTCTGTGGTTATTAACTTAATGGTTAATTCAGAATCAAAAGCGCGATTTGTGTGAAGCTCTAACCCTTCAATTTCCATATTGAAATCACCATCACCCACCGCATTAAAGGGGGTTTGATAAATCAATGTATTGTTTGCGGCTGCCGAGTCTAATTGTGTTGCATTGATTTGATAGACGCGGCCATTAGAGCTATGCGCAAAATACCCACGCACTCCCGTTTGAGTGGAAGCATAAGGATTTAGACCTGCGCTGAACTCATAACGAGAAAATGCAAACTGTGCTTCTTTGTAATTAAATATTGCCACTCTACTTATTGCGGTTCCAGCGTTGGAATACATAAACCAAACCTGATCGAGCATTGGCATAGGAATCAGGCTAACAAAGAACCTGTATGTTCTAATTGGAACGGATGCCATTTGCTGCATGAAATCATCCGTGGGTAGTGGAATAATTGCAGACCCGTCATAGGCGTACCAGTTATTGATGCCTGACCAGTATATGACGTTTTCAATAGAGCATCGAGCCATAGGGGATGCAATACCATCGGCCTGCATGATTGTCTCAGGCTCTCCCCATATATCGGGGGTGCCTTTATAGTCCAGTCGGTAACATTTATTCAGCGACCATACCAAAGCAAACCCATCGCCGGATATTCCACTAATCAGGCGACTTGCACCCTCTATGTCATCTTCATACGCGGTTGAACCTGTTGCGGTCACATCCCAAAGCGTTTCATTGCCACGCGAGCAAGTTTTGAATCGGTTGCGCTGCCCACCTGCGCCAAGTGTGCAAATAATATTATTATGTACAAATACATAATCAACTGCGGTTGGTGCGTTAGTTAATGCCGTTGGTGCTATTGCTGTGTCCCCATCCCATTTATATACACCCGTTTGATTACCGGGCGTTAGAATAAGCAGGTTTCCAAACGTATCCATTGACCATATTCTAGCATCAATCACACCCATAGCAGTTCCAGCCGCTATCTGTTTTTGATACGTTATCGCTCCGCCACCGCCATTTGATACGGTCGATGTCGCATTCGTTCCGGTGTTCACCGTGAAAGTGTCAGTCGTAATAGCCGTGATGATATGTTCTTTGTTGATGTTTGCAGCCAGAATACCGCCAACGTCCGTTGATCCGTTTATTTTTACACGGTCACCTACCGCCTGCCCGTGAGCCACTGCATCCACAACAATCGTGGCAAGCCCGTTTGTCGTATCTATACTGTTTGCAATTGCAGTGGTGCTGGTTTGTAGCGGTGTGATGTTTATATTATCCGCATATAATCTTGTGTTAGTTCCGGTCATTAACCGAAATGACGTTGCATTATATTGATACAGCATTTGCGTGGATGGAACGCCTGTGAATCCTGTATAAAGCTGTACGAATCCAAACGAACTATATATTTTACCCGCACGAACAAAGCATTTATCCATATTCAGGACTTTATTGCCTTCAAATCCGTATGCGCTGGTGCTGTTTCCAAGGTAATCAATGCCGCTATTATCTACAGACCATGAACTATTAGGCTGACACTGCCCAATGATAGGTATCGGAATGCGCTTGGTTGCTGTGGTCACATTATTCTCATCGTTTGCATGCGGGTATTGCTACGGCTGGTTAAATTGTTTTCCCAGCGTATAACTTCTTGCTGATATCTATCCACCATAGGGCTATCCGTATCGTGCAGATAATCCTGATACAGCATGATTAGCGAGCGGTAGCGAATCATGTCCTGCGCCTCTTCAAACATTACAGAAGTGTCGCTATCGCCGCTTGGTAGCGTGGTATCGCCTTTAATGTAATCTATCTTGAGGGTTTGCGCACCGTTGGCGAGGGAGTCCGTATAAATCTTAGTACCAAACAATGCCCATTTGCTGAATTGTCTTTGCGTGGGTGCCACTTGTTTCCAGACGTTTTGCAACTCACGAAATGTAACCTCATCGAAGCCGTAACCATCACCATAATCCGTACCATTGTAAGCGTTACGCAAGCAGACAAGCTGCTGAAAATTAGCGGGGAGGCTTACATCGCTTGTGTTATCCGTCACTGTTAAAGTGCTGGATACCTCCAAGAACCAGAAAGGCCTCCCCTGATAATATCGAATGGCAGACAATAGGGCATTCGTAACGGCGGTTATATCCGCCGCTGACGAACGATTGATTTCCGCTAATAAGCGGGTTTTCATTTGCCCTAAAGTCGCCATTCAAATTACTCCTTACTGGTGATTCTGGCAAACGTAGTCAACTTTGACGTACAGCGTGCCTGCTGCCGAGCCAGTACCCATTGTGCCACCAAGCAAACCAATGAGAGTACGGTTTGAAACGAGCGTTCCAAGCAATGCACCATCACCATCTACTCTATACTGCTGCACTGCGCCGCCTGCTGTTTTAGAAGTCAGATAACCGTTTGCGGAATCTGAGTTACCAAAAACAAGCGTTGCGGTTGGCGATGCGTTAGTGTCTGGCTCAGAACCCCATATAGAAACCGCAATAGGCTCTACTGGGTTTGCAGGCAGTAAGTTAGTGAAAGTAAACGTATCAGCAGACGCTAGGGTGGAACCCCAAGTGACCGAACCAACTACGCTTTGCACTGTGCCAGCAACAAAAGGTGCTGGAGCAAGTGCGGTTCCATTAAAATTAGGCATGTGACTATCTCCTTAAGCAACGTAAGTGGTTAAAACGATAGTGCCATTGTCCACACTGTTAAACGTGTGCTTTTTAATACCATGCACACACGAAGCAGTGATTTGACGGTAAGCACCACCATCCAGAATATCCTCATAGAACGAGAAGCCCGGAGTAGTTTCGCCACCAGCCGAATAACCCATACCAAACGCAATAGAACCAGCGTCACGGCCCGTAAATACGGCGCGGCGTGCGTTTGCTTCTGCTGCGGAAGTGCCTGAGTTTACACCGTTTGGAATCTTGTCGGTTGCGACAATCAAGGTCTGATTGTATTCAAGCGACTGACCAATCAATGCAGCGTTCGTCTGACCGCTTGCGATTTTAGCAAGCATGATCTCGCGGAACTGCTGAGGCGCGGTGGTGTCCTGAACAATCTGCTTGAACTGGTCAACATGCACGTAGCAATGATACTTGATGTTACCACCTGCAAGCTGTCCAATATAACGACCCGTTGGCTGGTTTTTATTTGCAGCCGATACAGCATCGTCAATTAGCGACAGTTTGAAGGTTGCAGTTGCATCTGCTGCTACTGCTTGGTCAGTTGCAAGGCCATTTGCACGAATGATACGGTTAGTACCAGTCGGTGCAACGGCGGTCTGCATACCAGTCAACTCTATACGGTCAGTTCCAGTATAGGTCAGCCCATCCCAAGAAATAGATGTTGCAGTGTAGCCTGCAAGCTGGTTCATGGCGGAAAGCGTCATGCGGTCTGAATACCAGTTACGCAGCATTTCATAGCTTGTATCTGGAAGGTCAAACTTAACACGCTGTGCATCAATGGTCCCGGTATTAGGTATATTCACCGCAATACGAAGCCCGTTGATGTCGATGGTGTCCTGATAGAAAGAGAGCGCAACTTCGTTACCAGTGACAGGCTGCATACCGATAGAGCCTTTGCTGATAATACGGCCAGCAAGGTCAATCTTAATCTGATCGCCCGCGCCTTTGTTAAGTTCTTCTTTGTTAACCAGAATACCGTTAGAAATAAGTTGACCCACCAGCGTCTTGTCGCTGACTGCGTCATAGTAGAGCGAATCAGCCCAGACCTTAACTGTCTGCGGATCGCCCGTTAAAAATTGTGTGGAAGCCATAGGAATCCCCTAGCTAAAATATGTTGATGAAATATGTGGAAGTGCCAGCTATCGCGCTGAACATGCGAAATGTCCGTGTCGTGGACTAACGGTGTATTAAAAGGCAATAAATCCGTGTCGTGGATTAGACGAGGTTGCCTGCGCGATTGCCAATTTTAGTAGCAAGTTCGCGTATCTTTTTCGGGTCGCTCAAACCTTGACGGCCTACCAGCTTTTTATAATCATAAGCTGGTGCGTCTGTGGTTGGTACGTCCGACGATATATCACCTATGCTTCTCGCTTTATCCGCATTGCGGTTAATCGCTGCAAGATTAGGTGAATTCTTTATAACTGCTGGCTTAGCAGCAAATCCCGCTTTCTTTGCAAAAGCATAAAGCTCTGCGGCGGGGTTTTTATTCTCTTTCAATGCTGTCGTTGCAATATCCCATACCGTTTTTGCACCCATATCCTGACTTGGATACAATGCAATCACATGCTGAACGGCCTGTGAGTAATCAGGATTCTGCGCTGCAAATGCGGTTTCGATTTGTTCCATACGACCAAAAGTCTTATCTGCGCTAGTGGTTTGAACAATCTGGCCTAACTGATTGCGTAGCTGCTCGTTTTCTTTCTTGATTGCAAACACTTCCTTAGCAAGCTCATCATCAAGATACTTGCTAGTGTCAATTTCAGGTTCGCTTTTAGGTGCTGCTTTTTGCATATTCTGCTGAATATACTGCGCCATTGCTAGGTTTTGTTGGCGCAACTGTTCGGCTTCCTGCTTAGCTGTCAAAGCACCTTCTTCTCGCGCTTTCTGCACCATCTCATCCACGCGGGGCTTGGGGATGTATGGCGTTTTAGGCTTAGGCTGCGCTGCCTGTTCAATTGGTTGTTCAACCTCACCATCTTGAGGGGCTTCTGTAACCTGTTCTTGTGCAATTTCCTGCGGTGCATCGTTAACAGGTTGTGGCTGTTCAGATGCCTCTACTTTGGGCTGGTTAAATGCAGCATCCGCTTTAGCGCGAATATCTGCGGGTTTCAGAAAACCAGTGGTTTCAGTCATTCAAATCCTCTTTTGTTGTTAAAATCAGTTCTTTTTGTAAAAAGCCGCCGTGACAGTTGCACTAGTAACGGGAATCACACTAATGTTTGCTATGGGTGTTCCGTCTGTTCTTGGTTCAAGAGAGAACCAATATTCTTTTTGTGTTGCACAATAGAATGAAGCCGTGCCATCCGTTGTGTCGCCCGGAGAGGATGCCGTACCAAAGAAATTTACAAGGAAATTTCCTGACCCACTTATTAAAACGTGTGTTGCTCCTGCTGGTACAGGTATGTTTTCTGCTGTGGCAGTAGCCATAGCAACTGCGTTTACATATTCAGGACGCGGATAAATTGGGTAGTTTATTGATATAAAGCTAGATACTGCCATTGTTTTCTCCTTTAATCGTCTAATGTAGCAAGAATGAGCATTTCTTCCTCATCCAAGCGGTTTTTTTCCATCATATAGATATAGTTTGGTATTCCTAACTTGCGAGCCTGTGGTACGCGGCCATAGCGATTTACTATTGACGCAATCGCAGGTGGTGTGCTTGGTATTGGCGGGTCAATCTGAAACGCATTAGGCTGTAGCGCGTTGGGCTGAAAGGCCGTTGTCATTCAGGTTTCTTTTTAATAATAGTTGCGTGTAAATCCTGCGCCGCTTCTTTGTAAAACGCTAGTGCGCGAGTTTGATGTTCGGGAGTGCGCGTCAAAAGCTCAGGGTGCATTGAGTAACCCCATGATGCATCAAAATTGCATTGATAATCTTGATTGTGAGGTGCGTTAATCGCTCTCCACTCTTTGTTTAAATAGTAATACCACATTTCACATACAGGCGGCCATTGGTGGGTTAAGTCACCATAAGCGCGGGTAGATGCCCAGTGTGGGGTGATAATCGTACATTTAGCACCATCTTTAAGAATACGATAACACTCATTTACAAACGCAATACGCTGTGGTGCTGTGAGATGCTCTACAAAGTGCGAAGCGTGTATTTCATCAACAGAATTATCTTCAAAAGGCCAAGGTGTTTGCGTGAGGTCGTGAACAATATCCACACCTTCAAACGCGATTGAATCCACACCTATAAAACCTTCTTTTTTGTTCTTTCCTGCGCCTAGGTCTAATTTCATATTACCAATTTTCCCCCGTGGTTGAATCAAAGTGCCCGACTAACACTGATGTATCTATAGCGCACCTGTATCCGTGTTTTCTAGCATCCATCCAAAAATATAAGTCCTGTGTAAAAATACCATCGGTTTGACTTGCGCAGGTTTTAAACCAAGGCTTGCGAAGTTTATCATCTCTAAACATATCCATGCGAAATACATTAAACCCCATTCCAGTTCCGTTGCACTCTTGCAGCGTGTTAGGAATAGGCGTTTGCGGTCTAAAATTCATAACAGGGTCTTTAGGGTCGCCCCATATCTGAGGTTGTCCGGCAAAACCCTTCGTATAATATAGGCCGCCTATGCAAGCATATTCTGGGTGCGCTTCCATTTGAGCGAGTAATCTTACAAGCCCGTCAGGTTGCGGGGTGTTGTCATGCTCCATCGTCACAATGTACTTCCACTTGCCTAAATCAGGATGCGCAAGGATAGATTCAATGCACTTACTGTAAGCGTCACCCACTTCCATACCAATAGGAAACAAGCGGCAAAACTTCTGATTAGGCGGAGCATATAGTGATAACCATGATGCGACTACCATCGTTGGTACTGTACCAAATCCCGGCACTATCATCACGCATGACAGGTCTTTATAAGCACATTCTTTATCAAGGCGGCTTATGGTTTTATTCAGGTCGATATTATGTCGACCCATTGCATAGTCTGATATAATTTGCGGTTCCATTAACCCCTGCGGATGTTTGGTTGGTAAATATCGTTATTCTGCCAAGTCTGGCCGCTTACTTCTTCCGAGCGTTTCTTAGCAGCGTTACGGATTGCGACTTCAATCTGGTCTGCAGTTGCGTTCAAATTAAACATCACATTGAACTCAATATCTTCCTGAATCGGCTGACCTAATTCGTTATTCCACATTGCAAGGCCTGTGTAAATAGCCGAAACAACATTAGGGTCTGCAGTTTCATCACTGCGTTTGATAGTTTGTACGATAGTTGCTCTAGCCATAAATCTCCTATGCTCTAAACATTAATGCAATATTAGCCCTTGCGGGGTTAGTTCCGGTTGCAGCCATTCCGGTTAGGTTAATCGTCGCAGGAACGGCGCTTGTCGTAGTTAAGTAAATGCCCTGCCCAGTAAAGAACTCGTTGACAGTAGCATTAGTTCCCACACCCATAAGTGCATAGTTATTCTGCGTAAGGAACGCACCACCGTCCAGCGTCATGTTCATAGCTGCAACCGTTTGAGAGCTGGTTGAAGTAGAGATAGCGCGGAATGATAATATGTTAGCTATGTAGTACAATCCCTCTGTTAAATTCACATTGAACGGCATTGTCAGTATACGCTTGGAGTTCGCGCTGTTTGTGGCATTTGACGACCAAGTTCCAAGCGTAGTAGCGATTGATGCACTAGAAACACTTGATAACGTGCCTGCATTATTCGTATAAATCCCGCACCAATGCGAATACACAAAGCTAAATGTCCGGTTATCAGCACTAGAAATTGGCGACATTGACGCCAAGATTCCCATTCTAGTGGCTGAATAGTTTGCATCAGCAAGTAATAACTGTACTGACATTGAACCATTCACAGGGGCAGAAATAGCCGTGATTAGCCTGTCTTGCGGATACCAGAAGGTTGATTGCGTTGCTCCTGCACCACCACCCCCTGCGCTTGCCGTAATGGTAGAGCCGTTCAATCCAAATGACACGTTGTTTGAGTTGCTAAATACTACGTTAGCAAGCCCATTGCTCGTTGTACCAGCGCTGAATGTCACATTGCCTGCCGCTGCGTTTGGAGCCGATACCACCCACGAGCCATTGGTAAAGCCCACCGATGCCGCCCCCGCCCCTTGTATGGAGAAGCTACGGGCGTCAACGGTAGAGCTCGAACTTGCACCTGTAGTGTTACCTACCGCGTAGCCACCAATGGTTTGATTTGTTTGCGTCGGTACGGTGTAGCTTGCTACTACTGAGCCGTTGCTATTGCTAAAGGTTAACCCGTTGCTGTTAGCAAAGTTTAATGTCTGAAACGCACTTGAGCCGCCCGATGCGCTAAAAGCCTGATTGCTTTGGCTTGTTAAACCATTATGCGAAGCAGTGATAGTCGATGCGTTAAATCCGAAAGTTACACCGTTTGAATTACTAAACGATATGTTCCCAGTGCTTCCTTGCACGGATACTAAATTCTGCGTTTGCACTGACTGAGCATTGACCGATGCAGTCATAATGCCACCGGCACTTGTGCCAAATGTCACGTTGTTGGCATTACTAAAATTTAGCGTCTGAAACGTAAAACTTCCGTTTGATGCGCTTAATGCTTGGTTGCTTTGCGACGTTAGTCCGTTATGGCTTGCAGTTACAGTAGAAGCATTGCCACCAAACGTAATGCCGTTAGAGTTGGCAAAGCTGATATTGCCTGTGCTGCCAAGTACCGATACGAGATTTTGTGTCTGTACGGATTGACTAGTGATTCCATTGTGCGAGCCTGTGATGGTATTTCCATTTACCCCAAAGCTCATGCCGTTGGAGTTGCTAAAAACCACCTCACCAGTGGTAATGCGGGTTGTACCACCACTGATTGATTGAATCGCTGGTTGCACAGACTGCGCCGGAAAGCTCGCCGATGCAGTCATCACACTGGAGTTGTTCATCCCGAACGTGACATTATTGGCATTGCTAAACAGCACTGTGCCAGTTGTGTTGGCTGTCTGAGTGCCAGCGGCTAGAACATTGCCACCATCACCACCGCCACCGCCGCCGCCGCCGTGAACGCTGAATATAATCGTGTTGCTGGTGCCAGATAATGTAATGTTATGACCACCCTCATAAATAATGTTCGTGCCGGATAGCGTGCTGTTACCAGCTACGTGGCCAGATAGCGTTACCTGCTGAATGTGCTGGCTGTTCCAATCTGTTGGCCTGACAATATCGGTTGCCGCAACAGTTGCTGTTGTCGCGCCATTCCATACCGTGAGCGTACCAGTAGCATTGGGGATGTTATTGGTAAACGCATGGTATAATGCCATTTATCATCCCTTTCTCTTTCTGGTTTTCTTCATGCCCTTGAGTTCACCTGTGAGAGGGTCTTTGATTTTTTCAATCTCGTATTCAATTTCATCATCATCTTCTTTTTCAGGTTTTTCTTTGACTTCCTGCTTTTGAATGATGACTTGTGGTTGTGAAATCTCTTTGAGCTTATCTACAATTTTATTCTGTGAATCAGCTAGTTTACCCACACTCCCTGCAATACTGGTGATTGCGGCAAACATTGGCGCATCATCGCGCTCCTTAAGCTTAGGCTCAGGCTTGTTGCGCAACTCTTTGATGGTGCTTTCAAGCGATTCAATGCGCTTTGAGCTATCTGACTGCGTAGATTCAAGCAGCTTTGCCAAACCTTCCAGCACTGGCTTCATATCTTCTTGCGTGACCTTCTTAACAGTCTTACCCGTCAATACTTCCTGAATCATGCCAACATCTTCAGGAGATACAGGGGCAGTTCCAAATGCGGTTTTAGGTGCCATTGCATCCGCTAACATTCTAGCCGCTTCAATGCGTGTTTTCTCACGTTCAATTTCTGAATTAGCCTCTTTAATTGCTAGTTCTTTTTCGCGTGCGTTCATTTCTCGGTTACGGAACGCATTATCAGATAGCATCTGCGCTTCTTTATTATCCATTTCGCGCTCTTTAAGCTCAATATTGCCAAGCATTTCCGCAAGCTTCATGCGGTCTGCCTGAGTTTCTGCAACTTCCGGCGTTTGAATGGCTTTCAGTTTTTCCATCGTTTCAGCTTTAGTCTTGTCAGCATCGGCCAATTGTTTCGCCGCGCTTGCTTCTTTGCTTGATGCTTCCGCTGCCAGTAACCGCTGCGTCATAGGGTCAGGCTGTGGAGGGGGAGGAGGCATCATTAATTGGCGCGCTTGGTCAAGCTGCTCTTTATTGAACGGCGCGTATTCTAAAGCAAGGCCAATGAATTTAGGGTCTTTAGCTGCGAGGTCGAGGAACTTCTCAAATATCTTCTGACGCTCATTCTGCGTCTGTGGTGACTGCTCTACCTGTACGTCATACTCAGCAGCGATACCATCCACTAATGATTGAATATTAATTTGTGCGTCTTTAGGCAAGAAGCGGGTAGCAAAATATGGGTTATTCTCAAGCAAGATACCAAGCAATGATATGTACAGCTTACCCTGCTTTTGCATCTTAAAGCGTTTGGCATCAAAGTATGGCGCAAGGATAGTCATCCCTTGACGCACTTTGGCTTCGTATAAAGTCGCAGCCTGCTGTGGTGCGCTATCAGACATCCCCATAAAGTCCATTGTCACACCTGAAACAGACATGAACGATGTATCACTAATCGAAAATGCCTGAGGTATGCTTTCAGGTAAACCGCCATATTGTTTAGGACGGGCTTTTTGTGCAGCTAATGAACCCGGCTTAAACACCGTAAGGAATCGAGCCTTACGCGCTGTATCCCTAAACGCATTCAGATCATGCACCGCATCTTCTTCAATATCATACCCACCAAGCGCGGCGGTTTCTTGATGCGTCATCAGGTTGCTGATTGTGCGGTTATACACCTGCTGCGGGTCTTGCAATGAACGACATACGCCATAGTAAAACTGGTTTGCTTCGTCAAACTTACCAGTCATGAACAGGATACTAAATGCATCTTGTGTGTAGTTTTCTGACTTAGATATAACCTTGTTGCCGCCAATGATAGCGCGATAATACACAAACTTCTTGTGCTTTTGGTATTCTAATTGACCACCAAAGCCCTCAATGTCCTTCTTGAGCTTATTGAACATTGCCGGACGCATTGAGAATGAATCAAGCTGCGGATCAATCCCATAATCATTCATCGCCTCGTTCATGTAAATCATAGCGAACTGATTGTTTTCCTGCCCCATGAACGGATTGCGTACACGGTAGAAGGTTTCTTTCTGCCGCCACTGAAACTCAAATATAATTCTAGGGCGTTGATAAGCAGCCGAACGATACCCACCAAAGAATTCTATGAAGTCATTTTCAGGGATAGACATGTTAGAAATTGAGCCGTTTTCTTCGCCAACTTCTTCCGCAAATCTTTCAGGCGATAACAGCTTTGCTTCAAACACAAAGTTACTATCAAGGATGTTCTTTGCGCGTGATGTTGGTTCCCATCCTAAGTATCCGGGGAATACACGGCGCATCTGCGCATCACCGTCAGGATTTTCATCATATGAAATATAGGTATTCGTACCACCCACACCACAAATTAACATATCCTTAAAGGATTCAGAATCATGAAAGCCAGCGTAGCAGTTATCTTCAATGCAGTTTACACCTAGCTCAATAATCTGCGTTATTTGTTCGTCTTGCTTGGCGCGTGGTGAGTACGTAACCTCTGCGCGATTCTGCGTTTCAAAGCCAGCAATTGCATCAATAACAGGGGCAGTCCGGTTAATCGTAAGCGTTGGCAATCCATCCGCTTTGCGCTCGTTATATTCTTTCTCTTCCCACTGGCTACTAGCAACCAGTAAATAACCATTCTTTAATATCGTATTGCGCCATTGCCTTGTATTCGGGGCGTTAGTAAACCTTCTTATGCACTCGCTTGCGTATTTGATAATTGCGGTGTCATCATTCAGTTTTATCATCTGTTATAAAAAGCCCTATAATCGAATGCGGTTGTTTTGCTTGATGCATGTCGCAGCATCATCATCGCGTAGCGCGTTGCGCTCATAATATCGTCGTTCAATTTAACTATTAACCCATCCTTGCGGTGGTATTGTCTGAATTCATCACGCCAATCTGACAAGTGATTGAATACTTTGAAACGGCCAGTCTGCATACGCTCTAGCATTTGAGCAATTCCTGCCTCCAATCCATTGCTTCCGTCCTCGAACGTAGCCCTGTCAGGCAACATCTTTAAGCCGTGCTTTGCGTACATATCGCGCAGCGTTTGCCCTGACCCCTTATCGTGCTGCAATCCGTCATGAGGCCATGCTACAGGATAATCACCCTTAGACTTAATACTAGCAGCATGAAATAAGGGGGTTTGTTCTTTAACACGGTAAGTGTCGTATATGTAAATCGTATCAGTATCGCGGTTCCACGCTAACCAAGCAGCAGCAGTAGGATGCTCCCACCCAAAGTCCAGCCCTACTATCTTAGGCCATGCATCCGGTATCTTGAACGGTTCAACGAATATAACTTCTTCTGCAATCGGGAATACCTTACCAGAACCAAGCATAGGCACGCCATGCGCCCTAGCTTCACGTTCATGTACGGGGTAACTGTTAATAATTTGATTGCGCTGCTCTTCCGTATAGTGAAGCGCGTCTGATATATCCATCCGCGTTACGTCACGATCAGGGCTAGGCTCCATTAAGAACCGATGCACTACCTGCGACATACCCAGTAATGGGGTGAACGTCATAAAGACAAAGCCGTGCGTTGCATTAGTTCGCGTTAACCCTTCGGTGTATATCTCAGGGGGAGGCTCCTCATCAAACCAGATATAATCAATGGTTTCTGCCTGCCATTTCTCGCGGCCTTGTTCGTATGATTTGAAATAGATGTAACTTACATCATAGTCTGCATGAAGTATATCTACACGGTCAACCGCATCCGGTACGCCCCGCGCATTCTTCACATCTAGGATTTTCTCTTTCGGTATGTAACCAGTCCCATATTGACCGGGGAGGCCAAGCAATAAACGCTGCGCTGTATCGCGTGTTGTGAGTGACGTAGGTGATGCCACCCATGCGCGGTTATGTTTAGGGATTCTTCGACCCTCCCACCAATCAGGATAAAGGCCTGTAGAGTGCATAGCGGATTCAGCCGATGCAGACAATGACTTGCCTAGCTGGTTGCCAGCCATTAACAAGCGTTCGCGGTATTTACTCCCCGCTGTGTGGAACTGTATTTGTTTCGGATAGGGCTTGTAATTCTTGAGTTTCGTTTGCGCTATCACCTGACTGTTGAGCTTGTTCAAGCTGTCGCTTACGCTCTGCAAGGCGAGTGGCGAGTTCAGCAATAAGTCCAATTCCTTCGGCTCCAAGAGATTCAATAAGCTCATTGTTTCCTGTGCTATCTGGTGTTCCGTCAAGTCTATCCATGATTTCAGTAATGGCCTGTAAGTTTCCTTCCATGCCCTTGCTTATCAAAACATGTGTTAGCTTTTCTTTCTTCGTAACACTCTCACCTTCATGCTGTGTTTTCATATCCAGCATTTCATTAAGCAGCGTCTTGAATGTCTTTTGCCCCTTAGCCCTTCCTTTGGGGTTTCCCGATACGCCTTTAGGCCACATATTCAGTGTTCCGCCGTACTTGCCTTTGCGCTGTATATACTGCACATCTGGGTTCATTGCTTAAACTTTGCTAGTGTGATGTTACACCTTGTTTCAACTTATAAGCACGCCATAGCGACCATACATCATCATAACCGCATTGCTGGTTTGATTCATTCCAGCATAAACGGTCTAATGCCTTCTTGGGGTTCTTCTTGCTGAATATGGCAATAAAGAACAGTGTCATGACATGGCCTATACCTGCCTGCTGGCTTTCCATAAAAGCCTCTTGCTGGCTATATGCGTGTACGTCCATTTCACCACCCACATGCGATATAATGCGGTGAATGATCTTTGGGGCTATGTCCTTTGCAAATCGCTCAGGCTCCATTGTCTGTAATGGGAATGCCAGTATTGCCTTTGGAGTGCTACCAAAGCGTATCTTGGCTTCGTCGTAGAATTTCTCCTCAGGTGCGCTATACTTAGGCATTGCGCTTTACTGATTCTGTTGCAACATCAATAACCGTCTGTGCGCGGCGGGCAAGTTTTGCCTGCTCAGAA